CACCGCCATAGTATGTCTCAAGGCTTGACGCTTCGTATACAGGTCGGGCCATAGCTCGTAGAGCTGCGACTTCGAGCCGTTGTCTGGCAATGTTTGGGTTACTTGACATGGCCCTTTTCCTTTTCCTGCGCTACGATGCGCTGTTCTAGTCGTGAGATGATGTCCATCTTGCCAGCCCAGTAGGCTGACTCGCGGGCAATCTGGTCACTTGTTAGACTTGGGTCGTACCGGCTCGGCTGAATCCACTGCTTGAGCAATGGAATCCAATCGGGATCGAGATACGGATAGTTCATTGATGGTCCTTTCAAGCCGGATGACTTGTTGTTGAAGTTCCTCTAGGGCCCGCAGCATACTGCTGAGGAGGATACCCTGTTCTGCGTCGTTCAGGGCTAGGCCCCGATCAACTTTAAATGATAGGTTGGTTGGAATCATATTGGTTCTCCTTACTTGACCTCGCAACCGCCAGCGGTGCAAGCCATTGTGTGTGATGATGTGGTCGTGTCTTCAAGCTCATAGAGATGAAGCTGACTGAAGTCGATAACAACTCGCGGGAATGCGAGATATTGTTCTGGTGTGCAAGACTCGAATGGAGCCTGTTCATACGTGTGATCTGACTTCGGTAGGAAGGAGACACCGGAGATGGAATCAAACTGATCGTACACGCAAGCACCGAGCATCATGAACTCTTCGTCCTTATAGGAGATAGTTACAGATGGCTTGTGGTTGCAGTAGTACTCAGCATAAATCCTCCAGAGGATTAGATGGGTGTTTGCATCTAGAGTCTCTGCGGTACGCGCCCCGTCTGCTGCCTTCATGGGGAAGGAGAAGATGGCGGTCGAGTCAGGGTTCATGACACAGTCTTCAACTGTGATGCCCTGATCTGCCATCATGCGGTAGATCGGGTCCTTCTTGTCGATGCGTACTCGGCGGATATAGTGCGTCGAGTGTTGTGGGTGAAGTCCTGACGAGGAGCCGGCTAGACAGCTGGTTGTTCCTTCGGGCTTCACACAGGTAGTTGCTGTGGATGGGTTGATACCGATCTTCTCGGCCCACTCCTTGTTCACCGTAATGGTGAGAGCACGAAGCTCTTGGAGGAAGTCGATCAGTTCGGCTGGGGATATTGCGCCGGTCATGAATAGGTTGTCGAATATACCGGTCATTGAGACACCAAGCAGACGCTCGTCCTCGCTGTTCTGCTTCCACTCCTGACGGAGGTATGGGAAGTAGGACATCTTAGACTGCACGGTACCAAGGATGGTAGCCATGTGGATCTTCTCGGTGATCTTATTGAGTGTGTCTTCTGCTTTGACCACGATGGTGGACAAGTTACAGAATTGCATGGGACGGAGAATGATCTCCGAGCATGGGTTGGTACCTAGCTTGACGCCCTCGGGAACGAGGCGCCCTGCTTTGTCACACACCGCGTTGAGTGCATCCCGGTTAAGGATACCACGCTCTCCGCTGTAGGAATTGTAGAGCGATGTCCACTCTTCCATGAAGCGGCCTAGGGTTGGTCGTCCGTTATAGACGGCTGAGTTGTTTGCTAGTGAGCGGTACGAGTGCTTCTCGAACCAGTTGCCTGACTTGGCGTTGGCCATCTCTCGGTCATCGAGATCGCTGAGTGAGATCATAGCTGAGCGGCGAACGCCACCAACGATGACTGACTGAGCGATGACGCAGCAGATGTCGTGTACCTCGAGCGAGGTTAGACGACGGCCACGTGCCTTGTTGAACGAGGCTACGATGAACTTGAACACGGCCTCAAGTGGGCCGGGGCCAGAGGCTCGACCACCGAAGGTCTTGAGCCGTGCGCCGGCAGGGCGTACTAGCGAGACATCCCACGTGGGGTGATGTCCGCTGTACATGGAGATCAGTAGGGTCTTGAGTGCGTCACACCAGCCTTCGCGGCTGTCCTGTACCACTAGAGTCTCACCGCTTCGGGTGATGTCCTGCGGTACGGGGGGTAGCTTCTCTACGCATCGTCGTTCGACGCTGTAGCCTACGCCTGTGCCACACATAAGGATGTACTGTAGCTCGGCGAATGCCGTGATGCAATCCATCTCCATGTAGGCGCAGTTGTATAGCGCGGTGTTGTCCTTCTCGAGGGCAGGACCAGCTGTCATAAGGGCCCGCATAGACGGGAATACCTCACGGTTAAGCACGGCCTCCTTGATATCGGGGCGCTCAAGTAGAGCGGGTTCCTTGTCGGTGAAGTAGTTCCACCATCGGTCAATCGTGTCTGTCCACGACTCGCGTCGGCCAAGGTCTTCGCTCCAACGAGCGTACCTGCTTACTGCGATGAATTCATTGAAGCTGTCCATGTGTCACACTACTCCCGTTGAGCCGAAACCAGATGGATCTCGGTCGGTTGATGTTGAGATATCGGAAACCTGTACAAGGTTGGGAGCTGCGACCGTTAGGAATAGCAGCTGGGCAACCCGGTCACCGTGGTTGATGGTGAATTGGTCCCGTCCGTTGTTGACGATGGCAACTAGAACTTCTCCGTGGAAGTCTGAGTCGATGATGCCGATTCCGTTGACTAGGGTGATACCGAATTTGGTAGCTAGTCCGGATCGAGATACCAACAATCCAAACATTCCGGGAAGGATGTCGAGATAGATGCCAGTTGATACTACTGCCATAGCCCCAGAGGCGATGATGTATTCACCGTTTGCCCGGATGTCGTGACCAGCTGCACCGGATGTGGCGCGGGAGGGGACAGGGTGGACGGTAGATACCAGTTTGATCATAGCTGTCTGGTAATAAGTGAATGTGTCGGTAACGACAGACTCGGGATTACTAAAGACAGTAGAGTCTACCACCACCGAGGATTGGTTATCGAAGGTTGTGGAATTGATAATCGAAGAAGTAGGATTATCAAAGGTATTTGTCTGAAAGTTGAAAGATTCTAGTGTCATTGGGTTCTCCTTGGTAATTTACATTGGTGTGTACATGGGGGGGTGTACATTGTGTATTTCTATCAAACGTCTATGGATCTTGGGCACCCCCCGCCACAGCGTCAGAATGAGGGTTTCCATGCCCAGTCATCCATGCTGCGGAGGATACGGACGGCGATTCCCATGGCCCTAGCCTCGTCCCAAGTGTACCGTCCACCGTCCTTGTTAGGGCGTTGTTCGTAGGTAGCTAGTACGGCAGCTTCCCAGTTGACTGGGGTGGCGGCGTTCAGGATGTCCTCGGCCTTCTTGGGGCCTACCTTCCAGCACCCAGCTACCCCGTCTGTGGAGTCTCCGGTGAGCCATTGGCGGTAGAAGTTGAAGTCGGCTGTCTGCTTGGGGGTATAGATCAGCCCCTCGTCCGGCTTGTTGGGGTTAAATGACCAGCCCGGAACGCTTAGTAGATCCTTGTCCACGGTCACGCAGACATGGGTTCCCATGGCCTTGTTGATACCCATCAGGTCGTCTGCCTCTAGGGCATCGGCCTCGATGCATGGGTAGTTATCACGAAGGAACTGGATAGCGTCACCTAGGTAGGTTGGCGTTACCTTTCCCTCTCGGTTGGACTTGTATTCTGGTAGCCAGTGCCGACGGAAGTTGTCCTTGCGTCGGCAGGATAGGGCGATGATCGAGCTTGTGCACCCCGCAGGGAGCCACTCTGCGACGTCGTGCTGTAGTCGGGCATCCAGATCCTCTGGCCCCATAGACTCAGCCCAGAAGGCTGCCTTGTAGGCAACGATGTCTCCGTCTAGGATTGCCAGTGTTGGTTGGTCTTTCATTCTTCTTCCTCCTCATCGTCTTCTTCTAGTAGGTCTGGTAGGTCTAGATCTTCGACACTCATTCCATCTTCAAACAAACTCTGTAGTAGAAAGTACATGTCTGTTATGTCATTGGCTTTCTCATCAGTCTTCAATGACTTACAGGCGGCACAGTCGCAGTCAACCAGACCAAGCACATCAATCTCTAGCCATGTCTGGCATCGGTACTTGATCTTCTCGGTAAAGATTGACTCGGATGCACCGTTACGAACGAGCCAACAGGTCAGGTCCTTGTAGGCCGGATCGTTGTTTTCCTTGTTGTTTGCCATGTCCTCGGACTCATGCTTGCGCCACTCACCGTTGCTGTCCTCTAGGACTCGTCCATCTCGGGCGATGAACACAGTGATGGCACCGATCTTCTTGGCTGCGGCTAGCTCGTTAGGGTAGCGGCAGTCGTCAACGATCACGACGGTCTCGGAGTATAGGCTATCGCTGTCTAGCATGGCCTTCTCCGCTGTCTCTAGTTCTTTCCACGCCTCGATGAACTTATCAACCCAATAGTCTGGTTCAGTAGCACGGCGACCGCCGCCTTCGTTCTGACAGAAGGCACGGTACTCATTGGGGTTGGCCTCCTTTGTGAGGCCAGCGGCTAGTGCCGCGTCCTTGATTGCTTTGGCGAATGGTAGGATGACTGGGTTTAGTCCAGCCTTTCGGGCAACGGTGGCAATGGTGTTAGCTGCCGTGGTCTTACCAACCCGAGCCTGTCCGGCAAGAATGATTGTGATCATAGGTATCTTTCTAA